TCAGCTTAATGATCCAGCTAATTCTGGCAGTCGTGTAAATGCTTATCCAAATGCTTATTATAATGAAACTGCTGCTGGTCCTGAACCATCTATTAGAGGCAGAACATTATATATTCCTCTTAATTGTTGGTTTGGTCTTAAATCTCAAATGGCATTTCCTCTAACATCACTTCAATATAATGAATTACATATAATTGTTACATTAAAACCAATTAATCAATGGTTTCAGATTCGTGATGTCTTTGATTATACTAACAATTATCCTTATGTAGCGCCAAACTTTAATTTATATTATATGCAAATGTATCGCTTTCTTCAGCCACCACCTGATGTATGTTTAGATATTGATTCATATCAAGATACTCGTTCTGTTTGGAATGCCGATATTCATTTAAATTGCACCTACGCATTTTTATCAAATGAAGAAGAACGTGTGTTTGCCCTACAAGAACAGAAGTATTTAATTAAGCAAGTTCATGAAAAAATATTTTATAATGTAACAGGACCAAATAAGGTTCAATTAGATTCAGTTGGTATGGTTTCTAGTTACTTATTTTACTTTCAACGTAGTGATGCTAATTTACGTAATGAATGGTCTAATTATACTAATTGGCCATATAATTACTTACCAAATGATTTAATTCCTGCTCCTACTGCTGGCACTTACACAGTTACTAGAGTATTACCTGATGGCACAATAGAATATGTAGATATTGGACCAGGTGTAAATCCAAATGGTCAGCTAACTGGTTGGCTAATTACAGGACAATATAATATTCAAAATGAAAAAAATATTTTAGTAGCAATGGGCCTACTATTGGATGGCTCATATAGAGAAAATATTCAGCCAGCAGGTGTTTATAATTATATTGAAAAATATACCCGCACATCTGGTAACGCACCTGATGGATTATATTGTTACAATTTTAGCCTACATACAAATCCATTTGATCTTCAACCATCTGGCGCTATTAGTATGTCACGTTTCAACCAAATTGAACTAGAATTTACTACAATTATTCCACCTACAGACCCTCTAGCACAAAGTTTAACAATTTGCGACCCAGAGACGGGCAATGTAATAGGTGTTAATAAGCCTACATGGCGCATATATGACTATAATTTTGACCTACATTTGTTCGAGGAAAGAATTAACATGGTATACTTTCAGGGTGGCAATTGTGGCCTTGTTTATGCTACTTAATTTAATTATATTTTATTACCAATTATGCTAATAAAATATTTAACTAATATTATACAAATATTAAATTAATAAAAATTTTTAAAAGTTGAATAAATTTCAAAAAATTTTGGGCAAAAGTATTTTAAAATTTCAATTTTGGACATTTATTTTTGTCCATTTTTCAGAAATATAAAAAAGTTTAAAAAAAAATAGTTGTGAAAAATGGGATGTGATCATAATGCTCTCATTTGTAAAATTTGCTAAAATATTTGTGACGATACTTTTTTTTAAAAAAAGTAAATTTTTTTGGACATTTTTTTGGTGATTTTTTTTTCTTCCAATACTTTAGGAAGTATGGAAATCACCGAATCACCAAAAATCACACAAAATTATTTTTGTAATAAATGTGACTATAAATGCTCTCGTTATAGTGAATGGCAGAGACATATAAGCAGACGTAAACACAAAATGGAAGTAAATTTAGAAAATATGGAAGAAAATAAAATCACAGAATTTAAATGTTTAACTTGTGAAAAAACATATAAAACACATTCAGGATTATGGAAGCACAAACAAAAATGTAATAATAATGAAATACAAGAAAATCAATTAATTAACTATAATAATAATGAAAAAATAGAAGAATTAAATAATGATATTACAGTAACAGATGCTAAAATGATGTTTGAATTATTAAAGCAAAATAATGAATTTAAAGAACTAATTTTAAATCAAACTAATCAAATGATGACACAAATGATGGAACAAAATAAATCTATTTTAGAAATAGCAAAAACTAACAATACAAATAATATTGTAAATGGTAGCATTCATAACAACACAAATTATAATCAATTTAACTTACAACTTTATTTAAATGAAACTTGTAAAAATGCCATGACAATTGATGAATTTTTAGAATACTTACAACCTACAATTGAGGAACTAGAAGATACTGCTAGACTTGGATATGTAGAAGGTATTACTAGAATAATTATGCGAGGACTTAAAGATTTAGAAGAAGAACTAAGGCCATTTCATTGCTCTGATTTAAAACGAGAGTCATTGTTTGTTAAGAATCCAGATGGTGAGTGGGAAAAAGAAACAGATGAAAAACCGTTAATGTTAAAATTTGTAAAAGCAGTAGCAAGAAAGAATTTTAATAATGTAAATGAATGGCGTAAATTACATCCAAATTGTCGATACCATGATTCAAAATCAAATGATATGTTTAACCAAATAATGTTAAATTCTACTTCTGGACGCACAGAAGAAGAGCAAAAAGCAAGTTATGAAAAAATAATAAAGAATATAACAAAAGAAATAGTAATAGATAAAAGTAAAAAAAATAAAGTAAAATAATAATTAAATCTAACAAAATTAATTATTATTATTATTATAAACTAGCATTTGACGCCAATGGTCCATAATCTAAAAATTCTCCTGTAGCTGTTTCTTTTATAGCATATTGCGGGGTTACACCTCCTCGTGGATCATTATAATATTCTTGTTTTTTATTAAATAATTCCATTCCTACATTATATGAATCTTTCCAAGTATCTACACCTTGATAAGGTCTAGGAACTTTAGCATCTGGATTAAAAGAAAAAGCCAAAGTACCTATATCATGTGTTAATTCACTATATTGTGGTGTTTGATTATAAGTTAATTTACCAGCATCACTAGCACCAGGTAAGGGCGTATATAATGAAGGATAAATAGGCATTTTACTTATGTTGCGCTGACATCCATAACAATCAACATCAGAAGTGCATTGTTCGCCAGTAATAGAACAAGTAGCTTTAGGACCGCATTTATTATTACAACCATATGAAGTATTAAGTGGCATATCAACATTATGACTAGTAAGAGGACTATCTAAATCTCTATAAATAGTTTCTCTATTAGTTAAAGCTTCTTTTAACGAAGTTAAAGTAGCGACTTGAACAAATAAAACATTATTAGCCAAATAATCCCAATAATAATAAAGACCAATAATTAGAAAAATACATATAAAAATATATAAAAGTGTAGTTTTGTTAGTTAAGTTCATTTATATAATAAGGAGAAATAAAGAATATAAATTAATAGATTAAATGAATAATATTTAATATATATAAAATATAAGAATAAATTATAAAATGTCAACAAGTAACAATAATGAACCAAGTGAAGTTGATAAAAAAAAAGGTGAAGCTGAAAAGCCAGCAGATTGGCCAGGTTATTGGAAAGCAATTGCTCGTTCTTTAATAATAACAATTGTATTTGTAACAATATTTTTAGGAACAGTTGCTATTTTTACTGGAAAAGTAGCAAAAGCAAATATTTTACCAACAGATGTAACAGAGTTTCCACTAAATCCTAATGTAGAACCAACAATTACAGGAAATACACCTGATATTGATATAAATATATTTAAAAAATATGATAGTATTTTTAGTTTTACACCAACAGAGATATATAGCACAAAAATTCATTTTAATATGGATGAAATTAATAAATCATATTTAGAAGAAGGATTTTTAAAGTCACTAAATGATTTAAAACATGATCCAAATAAAGTTGATAAATTAGGATTTTTTGGACTATATTTACGTGATGTATTAATTACTATGATTAGTTGGAATAATACTGTTATAAATACAATTTACTATTATATTAATGAATATTTACCAGATTGGTTAGTATTAATTGGTTGGCCAATATTTTCATCATTAATTTATGGTTTAACAACATTAGTTAATTATTTTGGAACATTTGTTGCCCATTTAGTTAATTATGCTGATTGGTTTGCATCAGTTGATGAAGATGCTAGTCAACAATCAGGTAAAATACAATGGAAGCCAGAAGGAGGTTTTAATAGTCCATTATACAGAATAGGAGGTTTAATACTATATTTTTTCTTTTTCTTTTTTGCTTTAGCATTTTTTCCTATTATAGTAACAGCATATACAGTATTATCTCCTGCAACAATACCTGCTACATATTCAAAAGATAATAAACAGATGTCATTTTCAGAATTTGTAAAGTCAACCATTAAAAATAATATGACACCAATTATGTTAGCTTTTTCATATAATTTGTTAGTTGATACTAAAAACTTTTTAGGAAATGTTTATGCTAGTTCAGTATTAATAGCTATAATAGTTAGCGCATTATTTTTACATTTATATAGTAAATCTATTGATCCTGAAAGTAATCCATTATTAACACCATTAGTAACTAGTAATAATAATAGTAATACTAATACATTAAAAACAACACCTTTATCACAAAAAAATACACCTGTATTAAATCCTATCAGTAGTAGCACTATTAGACAAGTTACACCTCCTTCGCAAAGAAACACACCTATAATAAATCCTGTTAGTAGTAGCACTATTAGACAAGTTACACCTCCTTCGCAAAGAAACACACCTATAATAAATCCTGTTAGTAGTAGCACTATTATACAAGTTACACCTAATTTAGAACCATCTATACCAGTAAGCAATAACACTAATAGACAAGTTACACCTAATTTAGAACCATCTATACCAGTAAATAATAACACTAATACACAAGTAAATAAAGAAACAATAAATTCTCAACAAGGTGGTAAAAAAATTAAAAATAAAAAATAATAAGTTAAAAAATTTAAATATAAATGTTTTTTACAATTAATATAAATATAATAATGGTAAAAAAGTATCCAAAAGTATCAGTATGCACACCTACTTTTAATAGACGTCCATTTATACCATTTATGATAAAATGTTTTGAAATTCAAACATATCCTAAGGACAAAATCGAATGGATTATTGTGGATGATGGAACAGACCCAATTGGTGATTTAGTAAAAAATATTCCACAAGTAAAATATTTTTATATTGATAAAAAAATGACTTTAGGAAAGAAACGTAACTTTATGCATACTAAATGTTCAGGTGATATTATTATATATATGGATGATGATGATTATTATCCACCTGAAAGAATTAGTTATGCTGTAGAAACATTAGTAAAAAATCCATCATATTTAATTGCTGGTTCATCTCTTTTAGCAATTTATTATAAACATGTTAATCAAATGTATGAATTTGGACCATATAGAGAAAATCATTCAACCGCAGCAACATTTGCTTTTAGAAAAGAATTACTTAAAAAAACAAAATATGATGAAGAAGCTGAGTTTGCTGAAGAAAAAAGTTTTTTAAAAAATTATACAATTCCATTAATACAATTAGATATTACAAAATCAATATTAGTTATTTCACATGAACATAATACATATAATAAGAAAAAAATGTTAGATAATTTAGATGAGAAAAGGGGTAAAATATCACAATTAAAAGTAGAAGATTTTATAAAAGAACCAGAGTTAAAACAATTTTATTTAAATGATGTAGATGAATTGTTAGATAATTATGAACCAGGTAAACCAGAAAATAAGCCAACAGCAATGAAACAAATAAAAGAAAAACAAGAAGCACAAACAAAAGCAATAGAAGAAATAAATAAATTTAATCAATTAAAAAATCAAATAAATAGTTTTGTTCCAAATAATAATACAGATATTAAAGTTTTACAAGATAGATATGAAAAACAATTAGCTGAAAAAACACTTTTAATTAATGAATTATTAAAAAAAGTAAAGGAGTTAACAAATGAATTAAATACTTATAAAAATAAATAAAATACTTAATACATAATAATTATTAATTTATTTATTGATTAAAATAACTTAAAGACAACTAACATATATAATATAACAAAGAAACAAAAATAAATTAGTTTAAAATGACTTCTAACGCTGTAGCTGATAATATGTCTATGACCTCTGATGAACTTAGAGAAACCAAGAAACAATTAAAAGAATTGGAACAAACTATTGATGATAAGGTTTATACTGTAAAAAAAGTATTTTATCAAAACTGGATTGGAGATAAATTTTACAAAAAGTATGTCACTGAATATAATGTATATGGTTCAAGAAGTCAAGGAACTTTAATTAGAAATGCGGTTACTGGTGAAAAGATGCCTCATCATGTAGGTTCAAAAAATGAATACCAATATTTTAAGGTAATTTCTACCAATGTTCCTGGAGCAAATGGACCAGTAACTTTATTTTATAATTCACCAGCAGAGTATGAGTTACATCAATATACTAAAGTATCAGATAATGATAAAGAACTTTGGCGTGCTAGAAAACAAACTCAATTAGGATTAACTGCTTAAATAAAACAAAAAATACAAAAAATACAATTAATAAAAATATTATAATAATTACAAATTATTATAATAAAAAAAATATTTTATAATAATTACAAATTATTATAATAAAAAAAATATTTTATAATAAATAAATTAAAATACTTATTATAATATTATTTATTATTCATCTTCACTAATAATAGATACATCATCACAATCAAGAGCATCTTCACAAATATATTTGTCAATATATCTATAAATACGATTTATATCTAATTTACTAATTTCATAATTTTCAAATAATAATAGCAGTTCATTATCATCAAGTAATTTTGAACGTAAATTAATAAAAAAAGCAAATAAGTCTTTTTTATCCATACCAAGTTGTTGACATAAATCTTGTATAAAAATAAAATTATTATATTCAGTTGAATATTTAGTTAAAACCTTAGTAAAACGAACTTCTGTTGGATTATACTTTGGTTTCTTTTTATTAATAATTATATTATTATTATTACTAGTATTATTATTACTATTATTATTATTACTAGTATTATTATATGTTTCATGATAAAGTTTATTATTTTTCATTGTTTTAATTAATGAACTCATTTCATTAAATTGCCAAATTTGTTTTTGAAATGTAATACGATCAATATAATCAGCAAAACAAATATTATCTAAAATATTTAAATAAAATGGAATAGATTGATTATTATCCAATTTACCTAATACATCAATAATATTTTCATGTAGTAATAATCCTACAATAGTTCTATCAGTTTCATTCATTAAATTAAGATGTTGATTAAGACTATATTGATTATTAATTAGTTTTTTTGTAATATCACGAGTATCATCATTATATGATTTCATTTGAAAAATATTTTGAATAATATCATTATTAATCATTGATTGCTTAGTTTTATAAATATCATAAATTGTTTTTAACTTACGTAAATCACCTTGAATAAAATTAATAATACTATTTTTAACTTGCTCTTCTGAAATAGGTATAATAGTGTTAACTAAATTAGTCATTTGAATTTTATTAGGTGTTTTTAATTCAACTGTATTACAAACTTTCATTAGTTCTTTAATTTTTTTATCAATATGGTAATTACCAATACAAATAATAGGATTAAGTGTAATTTCTTCTAACTTTTGTTTTTTAGTTTTTTTAGGACGAATAATTTTTATTAATGCGTTTATACCACCTTTATCGCCATTATTCATACCATCAATTTCATCCATAACAATAACAATTTTTTTTACTTTTTTATAAAATAAACTCATAATATTTTTGTCAGACATATTATGTTTTGTAATAGTATCAATAATGCTTTTATTACGAATATCACCTGCGTCATATTTAATAATATCATAATCCATTTCTTTTAAAATATTCATAATAAAAGTTGTTTTACCAGTTCCTGGGTCGCCATAAACATAAATTCCACGTTTAACATTTAAGTCGTGTTTATTTTTTTCAAATTCAAGTAAAATATCTTTAACTCGTTGAGCTTCAAATTCTCTGCCTAAAAAAGTATTAATATTAATGTTATCCATTTCTTATTACTTTAATATAGATTTTATTGTCTTCTTTTTAGGTAGTTTTTTTTCAAAACCTATTTCTTTTAATATATTATTTAAAGTATTTAAACAATTGTTAGATTGATTAGAAATACAAAAGTCTTTTATAAAATAAATGTAATTAGGGTATATTAAAAAATCATTTAAATAATCTTTCATTTGTGCCCATCTAAATAAATTACGTAAAACAATAAATTTAAAAATGTAATCATAATCACGTTTAACAATATATCTAATATAATTTTCAGCATTACCTAGTTTTATTTTATCGTAAACTAAATTATAGTTTTCAAAATACAAAGTTTTATTTAATGGTCGCCAAATATATAGTGGTATATAAGATTTAACTATATCAAATAATTCAAATGGTAACTTACTAATTGAAATAAGTAATTTTTTTTCATTTACTATTATTTTATTATTATTATTTTTGTTATTTTTTTCTTTAATACATTGATTTTGATTGTTATTTTTATTTTTGTTAGATTCCATAATAATAATTAGCAAATTATTTTTAATTCATTATATATATTATTTAAAAAATCTAACAAATATATATAATATGAAATTTGATTTTGACTATAGAGACTTATGTAAGCCCGCTCGTATTTATTTTTATTTAGCAGTTATTTCTA